CTAAAATGTTACCTGTTCCATATATACTGCTAACTTGTCGATGCCTTCTCGAGCATCTGACTGATTCATGCCAGCATATATGCGAAGCGTCACATCGGGCGTAGAGTGACCGGCAAGCCGCTGTACAGTTGAAACATCAACACCGCTACGAATCATATTCGTTACAAAAGACTTACGCAGACCGTGCAATGTGATGCGAGGTGTAAGGTGGTTTGCTTCAATAATATCTTTCAGCCACTTGTTTGGCCTGTTAATGCCTAAACGTTTTTCAAAGTGTTGTGGAGATGGGAACAGTGGCCGATCATCTCGAATGCTGATAATCTTGCTTGTGTCAAGTAATGCTATCCACTTTTTAAGCTGTATTGTCACTTTCGGGGTTAATGGTATTGTGCGCATACCCGCGGTTGACTTGGTGCCTTTAATTGATTCCTTACCATTCAGACCAGTTGCATAGGCTTTATTGATTGACAGTGTGGACGTTTTGAAATTAACATCTGATACGTTCAGGGCGCATAGTTCTTCACGCCTGATACCTGTGCTAACCATCAGCAGAAACATTGTGTACTTTTCTGGATCGTTATTAGGATCAATGCAAGTTAGAAATCGGGCGACTTGCTTGTTATCCCAGTAAACTGGTGACTTTCCAGATCGTACCCCGCGTGGCAATTCGACACCGTCTGCGGGGTTCTTTTCGATGTACTGCATCTTAACGGCAAATGAGAGTATCTTTTTCAAATAAATGAAACGTTCCTTGTATGCCTTGGTGGTTGTTTCTCGCCACTGACTGACAGCACTTTGAATGCTGCCGGTTTTTATCGCGGTGAGAGTTTTGGAGCCAAACATAGGGATCAAGTGGTTATGGAAAAGTTGCTTTGTCTTATAGGCTGTACTTCCTTCCACAGTTTGAACATAGATCGGCCACCACTGATTGTACAAATCACTAAAGGTATGAACCGGTGGGGTAGTGTCGTTTTCATCATATAAACCATTAGCCACGTCTAGCTTGAGTTTTGACTCTAGTAGACGTGCTTTTTGCATGCTTTGAACATTGCGAACAATATTCTTGCGTTTTCCAGCAACAAGCCCAGCATTGACCGTTACGCGGTAGCGAACGGCACCAGACTTAAGCTTGACTTTCTTAATTGCCATATTCTTCTCCTATCCGTCACGCTGGGCAGGCGGTGTTAGATTGGAGAGTTTTCGCCGAAAATGGCGAAAAGGTGGCGGCTGATTCATTACCAGTTAAGCAGTTGTTAAATCTATAGGAATCATCGGAAGTGATCCCTTATGTTCAGGATCACTGAACCAGATTGCATATACTTCACTAACATCCTTAAAGACTTCAGGGGCAAGCCTATCTCGTGCAAAGGTTGTGGCTGAGATCAATAGCTGGTCTCGTTCCGTGTGTGTCAAAGAATCGAGATACTTTTTTGATTCCTCTAAAGTGTATGTGGATGTTCCAGCAGTGTCCCGATCAAAAAAGTGAGAAACAGAATGAGGTGTGAGACCAGCCTTAACAACTAACGTACTTCCTTTAGAAGTTTCTGGCAGCTCAATAAAGAATGGGTGCCCTCTAAAACTTGTTGTTAAACCTTCGCTCATTTGTTTGGCAATTGATATGGGAAGCAGTTCACCAGAAAAAAGCAAAGTTTTGTCTATTCGTTCCGGTCTTGTTCCTACCGTAATATCTAATGAGTCATTCTTAAATTGTAAGATATCGTTAGGGGTACATGCTAAGAATTGGCATATTTTATCAAGTGTTTCAAATTGAATTCCCTTAGAATCGCCACGACCAAGAACACTAAGTGTGTTCATCGAAATATGAGTTGCGTTGGCTATATCCGTTAGGGTATAGCCTTTTTTCTTTGCAGTTTCTCTTAAATTAATTGATATCAATGGCAGTCCCTCCTTATAACAATGACTATACGCCACAAAAAAGTTACTGCAAGCAGTAATTAGCTATTGACTTCATACAGTCAATTAGGTTACTGTATTCATGTAATAAAGAAAGGGGGCGAATTCAAATGGCTTCAATGAAAGCAGAACTAGTATTGTCAGAAGACTTCGATAAGCAGCTACAAGATCGTATTCATCAGGAAGTGATCCAAGCAGTTAGCAAGCTTGCGTCACAGCACGAAGAATCCAAAAAGCTGAATATCGGGCAAGCAGCAGCTTATGCCGGTGTTGCTCGTAATACGCTGCTGTCTTGGACTAAGAAAGGGTTGTTGGTACAGGTCGTTGGTGGCGTAAAACGTATCAATACCGCAGACATAGACGATTACATGAATAACCACGGCAAGTAATCACGCTGGGCAGGCGGAAAATTGTAAGTAACTAGGGTTTAACGGAAAAATCCGATAAACCTGCGACATGACGCATAGCGCCAGAAAGGTAAATATATGAAAGTAGTTTATCCGTCAATCGTGGAGCAATTCTATGAAGGCTTGAAACTTGAAGGCGTAACAGTTGGTAAGGATGAGGTATATCGTACCATGGTCGAGACCAACTTAATTGACGAAAACGGTGTTCCTACACAATACGCATTGGACAATGGCTTTATCAAGTGTAATGAGCCGGAAATCCTAGCAGAGTTAAAGGAGCTTTATCCTAATCTTCAGAAATACTCAGACGATCATTTCATGAAGACTGACGAAGGCTGGTACGCTGATGCCTTTGTATTACGTAGCGAATCTATGCTTTTATTGAACGATCCGGCTACGTCCGAAACAGACAAGCAGAATGCTCGGATCGTCCTTAACCATATCAAGGAGGACGATGCCGATGACTAGCCTTATTACGTGGATATTTATCCACCCGACAGTTATACCCGTCATGCTGATGGTTTTCATGAACGGTGGCGTGCTGGGAGCGTTTCTACAGTTTAGAGAGGACTATGACCATGGCAAAAATGATAAATAGCAAGTATGGGTGGACGTGGTCACAGTTTGTAAAGGCTGACGCTGATTGTGATCGGTATTGGGCAGCTAAAAAAGCCGAAAAACGCTCACTAATTGAGGCCACAAAAAAATCGCCAAGAGTTGCACCTCAAGGCGAGAAGAAGACAAGCGAAAAGATACATATCAACTTTTAGCTTGCTTCTATTAGATGTTTTTGTCAAGGAAAATGGAGGCAATTAATATGAAAAATGTTTCAAACAGCACCAAAGCGCCTGATTTAGGTGAGGCGTCTTGGAACCTCAGCACTGCAAAAGGACTTTTAGAAGCCCTTAGTGATGAATTCGACATTATGGAAGGCTCTGTCGTTTCATATCAAAGCAATCGTAATGAAAAAAATGCTGCAATCTTGGCATACGGTACGGATCGCTCATTTTATACATGGATGGCGCTACTGAAAGCAATTCAAGAATACGTTGATAGCAGCTTGGCAACGATTGATGAGGTCAACAAATGATGAAGAAAGATTATTATACAACCGCACAGGCGCTTTTGAGCGATACAAGCGCAATGGTGAATATCTTGCGACATCAGATCAACGATGAACAGCAATCAGCACTGGCCGACACAGTCGCTGACATGATCATTGATGCTCGCCGTCTACTTTTGGAGGGAGATGCTGTCGATGGTCGACGTGCTTAAAGTAGCGCTTGGATATCAGCAACACGGCTTTGCAGTCTATCCCCTTGCGCCAGAGACACGAACACCACTTGCTGGTTCGCATGGGTACAAAGATGCCACCAAAGACCCAGAACAGGCCAAGAAATGGTGGGGTGAACATCCTAACTACAATATTGGCTTGGGACTTGATGGTGTGCTGGTGTTTGACATTGATATGGGGCATAAAAGCGAGGCTAATGGCAATGAGTCGTTGGCTAAATTGAGTGCTGAGGGTCGTGCTGGTCAAATTCCATCTACCTATATAGAAACAACGCCAAACGGTGGACTCCATATTTTCTTAACCTACCCCAAGGAATTGAAGCTAACCAGTCGATCAGATCTGTTCTCTGAGAATGGCGAGAAAACCGGCCTTGACTATGTCGCGACTGGTGTACCAGTTTTCCCTAGCATTCGCGAGAACGGTATGTATCAACCACTCAAAGGGCACAAGATCACCAAGATAGCCCCAGCACCTCAGTGGTTACTAGATGAAATTCAGCGTGTCAGCCACCCTAGCCTAGGGTTTGGTGGTTCAACAGTTTATCGAGGCAAACGATGGACAGGCAAGCTGCTAGATGAAATAGTAAACGGCGCTAGTACCGGCAATCGCAATGATTTTCTGACTAAGATTGCTGGCAAAATGTTTTTCACTGGTGCAGAACCGCAGACAGTATATAATCTGCTGTTTACAACTAATGATAACTATCTAGATACACCCTTGGCAGAAGCCGAAGTGAATAAGATTTTTAAGTCAGTATTGAAAGCCGAAGAGAGGAGGCGTGCGGTTGGTTAAAGCGATGCCCGAAGATATTAAGCAAGAAGCAAAGAAAGTGGTCAACGTTGATTTTACAGGTCAAGAGCAATGGCGAAATGACCTTAAACTTGATGGCAATGGTGGGATTAGAAAAGATTCAGTGGTTAATATTCAACTGCTACTTGAAAATGATCCAGCCTTCGCCAATGTCGTCGCTTGGGACGACTTTTCAGAGATGCTCATCAAGACAAAAGGCGTTAAAGGATTGCCGATTCGTAAAGGTTTCTGGACTGATGAAGATGACGCTGTCGTCCGCTCATATATGGAGCATAAGCACAATCTCTTGTTTAGCAAGCAGAATGAGCAAGATGCCATGGTTGTTGTTGGCAAGGACCATTCAATTAATCCGGTTAAAGACTGGATCGAAGCTGAAAAATGGGACGGTATCCCTAGAGCAGAACGTTACTTCATCGACTATCTAGGTGCCGAAGACAATGAATACACCCGTGCTGTTACTCGTAAGTGGTTAGCTGGGGCTGTAAAACGTGTCTATCAGCCCGGTTGCAAGTTTGAGATCGTTCCAATTCTCGAAGGGAAACAAGGACTTGGCAAGAGTACGGCTGCTCGTAACTTATTCCCGAAAAAGTTCAGCGATTCATTAAAATCAATGGGCAAAACGGACGAAGATTATAAGAAGCTGCAAGGTAACTGGATCATGGAACTAGGCGAGCTTTCCGCTATGAAAAAGACCGAGATTGAATCAGCTAAGAGCTTCGTCAGCGCCCAGTCTGATTCATACCGAGGGAGTTACAGCCACTATGTTTACCCACATTTACGCAAGTGCGTGTTCATTGGCAGCACTAATCAGCAGGACTACTTGAAGGACGCAACTGGTGAGCGGCGTTTCTTCCCTATCAAATGCGGTGTTACAAAGCCCACAAAGACCGTATGGCGCAATGAAGAAAGCGTGCCTAAGATTGACCACGACATCCATCAGATACTGGCAGAGGTCAAAACATGGGTGGATGCAGGTGAGAGTGTCTTTGCTGATGATAAGCTGATGCAACTGGCTAAACCATATCAACAAGAAGCAGAAACCGTTGACCCTATGAAAGAGGCCATTGAAGACTTTCTCAACATGAAAGTGCCATCGAATTGGGAAAAGCTGTCATTGAGCCTAAAGGCCAGCTTCTTTCACACTCATATTGACCATAACGGTGATGTGGCCACTTGGTTACAACAGCACTTGGATGCTGGAGAATTACAACCACTGCAACAAACCACCACTAGAGAGATTATGGAAGTGGTGTTCGACAAATCCGTTGACCGTTACCTGATGGGTCGTACTGGATCGGAAGCAAAACGTATCAAGCTCATCATGGATAACATGGATGGGTGGGATCGTGAACGAGTTCGAATCAATGGTCAGCGTTCAAGAGGATACGTCAGGAAGTAAAGTGTTTGCTTTTCTACTGTCCCACCTGTCCCAATGCTATAAACGCCTATGTATCAACGTTTTGTTGGGACAAAGTACATGTCCCGCTGATGTCCCAACATGTCCCACTGCTGTCCCACAACCTCATCGGGACACGTCCGGGACAGCTCGGGACACGTGTGGGACACGTCTGTTGTCCCAGACAAACGCCTATATACCAACGTTTAGGAGCCCGGGACACGTGGGACACTTAAAAAACAAACAAGTTTAAAACTACGGAGGTTAAAAAATGCTATATCCAGAAAGTACATGGGCTAGGTTTGAACAAGAATTTCCTATCCCTGAGAAGTATCGCAAATACTATGAGTACAAGAATTGGCACATTGAACCTAAGTCATCTGATCTCAGTCAGTTTGAACAGGATCATCCATTCGCGTTTATGCTGATGCCTGAGGACATGCAGCATAAACTGTATCTCTGGACTAAAGGACTAGCCAAACGAAAGACAATCAACAGTGAGTACACATCGTATGGCATTAAACATCTATTCACTGATTTGCCGGGTGGTTTATACATTACTAACGGCATGATGAAAGGTGCACTCTTAGCAGCAGGATTTGAGATCGCTGACTATAAAGAGCTTAACTGGCATGCCAACATTTCGGGGCGAAGCATTAAAGAGCAGATCAAATTAGCACCTCATATCAGTTAGCAAAGAAATATCATTAATGAAAGCGAAGTGATGGAAATGAGTGTGCCTTTGCACATTTGCATGCACCCCGGGTGCCGTCGCATGATCCCGTTCAATCAACGCTTTTGCGAGGAGCATAAGCAAGATAAGAACAAGCAAGCAACGAATCAGGAACGCATGCAATATGAAGAGAAGGAATTACGTTTCTACAAGTCAACAACATGGACAAAGCTTTCAAAGTCATTCAGGTTGCGCAATCCAACTTGTGCTAGCTGTTTGAAACGTGGGATTATTCGTCAAGCTGTGCTTGTTGATCATATTGAGCCAATCAAAACAGCTTATGGTTGGCAACACAGGCTTGATGAGAGCAATTTACAAAGCTTATGCCAGACTTGTCATAACGCCAAGACCGCCCGGGAGGTAGCACAACGCCGGATGAGATCCCCCGACAGATCGACCCCCGCCCGCAAATTTTAGAGCAAACGAACGGTCGGCCTCTTTTCTTTTCGATGAATACCGAAAATCATAGAACCTAGGTATAACCAATGTGTTATAATTATAATAGGTATAAACGAATACAAATTCAGAAAGGACGTTACACATGGGAGCACCCCTAAAATCAGTGACTAACCTAAGTGCACATTTATCCAAAAAGCAGTTAGCTGATCGTGTTGCCTCTGAAAAAGCACTGTTCACTTACAAAGAATTGCGGGTACAGCCCCCTACATGGCTTGATGACTATGCTGTGACCGAGTGGCACCGTATTGTACCATTGCTCAAAAAAGACATTCCAGTGAGTGAACTAGATGCCGCCCTGATTGCCAGTCATTGCCAAGCCTATTCTGACATTCAGAAAGCTGCCGAGCTAATTCAAGAACAAGGTATGATGGTTGAAACCACCGATAGTGTGAAAGCTAACCCAGCAGTTAAAATGAAGCTGGATGCCACAAATCAAATGATGCGCATTGACGAAGTATTGGGACTGTCAGTGTATAGCCGGGCGAAACTTGCCTTAAAGAGTGAGACTAAGAAGAAGCCTGACGATCCGTTCGCGGAGCTGGTGTCATCGTGAACTATGCGACTGAATATACCGACAAGGTGCTAAGCGGTGAGATTGTTGCCGGTAAAAAGATTAAGCAAGCAGCAAGACGTTATCGCAGAGACTTGAAAGCCAGCAAGCGCAAAAAGAATCCATGGCCATATTACTTCGATGAGAACTTTGCCAACAAAGCCGTTGAATTCATCGAACTGATGCCGGCACGTGATGGCACCTCACTCAAGCTAGAGCTATTTTAGAAGTGGCTGATTTCCGAGCTGTTTGGCTGGCGTGATAAGGTAACCGGCAACCGTCGCTTTGATCGAGCCTACATCAGCATGGCACGCAAGAATGGTAAGAGCTTCCTGATGGCTGATCTAGGCGCGCTGTATCTCCTCATGGAAAACAAACCAGCCATGAATCGCGAAATTGTCTACACAGCCAACAGTAACGCCCAAGCGCACTTAGCCTTTGATATGCTGTCTAGTGGTTTGCGTCAGGTCTCTAAGATGTCTAAATCGGTGCGTGATCGTTTGAAGATCAACCGTAACGAAATCATCGACTTGCCGAGCAACAGCCGAGCTGTTCCGCTTGCGTCTGATCTGCATAGCTTAGATGGTTATCAAAGTGACTTGGCCATTATTGATGAGTTCGCCTTAGCTCGTACTGATGAGATTCTACGAACACTAAAATCAGGCCAGATCAACAGCGACAACAGTTTGCTAGCCGTCATCTCGACCACGGGGCCAGACCTGAATGGCCCTATGTATAAAGAATATAAATTCGTCTCCAAAATCTTAACCGGTCGCGAACAAGCAGATCGGTATTTTATTGCCATTTTTGAGCAAGACAGCAAGGATGAAGCCTTTGCACCAGAGACTTGGGAGAAGTCGAATCCGCTACTGGCTAATGCTGAAAGAGCTAAGACGATGCGGCCTAGCTTGCAAGCTGATGTTGATCTAGCATCCAAGCAAGGAACCCTAAGGCCAGTTCTCGTAAAGAACTTAAACATGTGGCAATCAGCCAGAGCAGATAGTTATATCAGTCTTGACGACTGGGAGAAAGCCACTATCGAGCCACCAGACACTAGAGACAAGGACGTGTATATCGGGCTGGACCTTTCCAAGTCTAGCGACCTGACCAGTATCTCGTGGTTAGTTCCAGAAGATGGCTACCTGTATGCTGACAGCCATTCATTCGTAGGAACGAAGTACGGACTGGAAGAGAAGATCAAGCGTGACGGGTTCGACTACATCAGTGGTGCCAGTCGTGGTGAATGTAGCATTACCAAACTCGATAGCGGCATGATCGACTATGACGAAGTTTTACGCTTCATTCTCGACCTGATCGAGCGGAACCAGTGGAACGTACGCGCCATCTGTTACGATCCCTTCGCTATGGGCTACCTGATTCCAGAATTTGAAAAACGCGATTTGCCACTACTTGAGGTGCGACAAGGTGTTAGAACACTTTCAATTCCGACAACTCGTTTTCGTGATGATCTCTTCAATGGCCAGTTAAAGCACCCTGATAATCAGTTACTGGCCTATGCCGTTAATAACGCCATTCTGAAATATGACGCTAACAACAATCCAATTATCGATAAGGCCCACAACGCTACGAAGATTGACCCCGTAGCCGCACTGATGAATGCCTACACAATTGCAATGGATCAAAACAAGGAAAGCGAGGTGGCAGACAATGACTTTTATTCGAGCGATGACTTTGGTTTTTAATGTGCAGACCGTGCTGTTACTACTGGGGCTGATCTGTATGGTTGTCGGTATCTGGTGGCTGTTCGGGTTTGGTGTTGGTATGTTAGCAGTCGGCACGGCCTTGATCTCTGTCGCAGTCATCATCAACTTCAACAAAGGGAGGTGAAACAATGAGCTTTTTCACGAATAGCGCGACACAACCACGCGATGACAACAGCGACCCGTTCTTAGATGCGCTTGTCAGCATGACCAGCAACGACAGCGGCCTATATGTGGGGATTGGTGCTTTACGCAATTCGGATGTGTTTACGGCGGTGCGCGTGATTGCCAGTGATCTTGCAACCAATCCGATTGAGTACAGTGACAAGCGTATCAGCGTGCTCCTTAACAAAGCACCCAATGACCACATGACCGCGTGGGCATTCAAATTTTCTCTAGCAGCTAACATGTTGCTGAATGGTAACAGCTTTGCACGGGTTACTAAGAACCCTAGCGGACAGGTCACTGGCTTCGAGTTAGTCCCCAACAGTCAAATGGTGGTTAAACAAGATAATACGACCGGCATTATCAGCTACGAATACACGCCTGACAGCGGCCGCTCACAGCGTTTAAATGCCAGCGAGGTCTTACACTTCAAGTGCTTCACACAAGACGGTTACAAAGGACTATCGCCACTTTATAGCCTTCATGATGAGGTCGGGGTACAAAAGTCTGGGCATGCGTTGCTGAAAGGTTTCTTTAACTCAGGTGTCCAAGGGACAGGCATTCTTAAGGTCAACAAGACCCAGTTAGACACCAAGGCCAAAGAAAACATCCGCAATAAATTTGAAGCTGCCAACAGTGGTGATAATGCCCTCAAGACCATCATTCTCGACAATGATATGGATTACAAGCAACTCGAAGTTAATACTGACGTGCTGAATCTAGTCAATTCTAGCGACTGGACAACGAAACAGATTGCCAAAGCGTTCGGGTTGCCACTGGATCGGCTGGGTATCGAAAGCGAGCACTCTAATGCCGTACAGTCTAACGTGATGTACTTGCAAAACACGCTGATTCAGTATTTTACCTGCTTCACAAGTGAGATGGATGCCAAACTGTCCACAGGTGACAACCGGTTCAGCTTCAACACTGACAAGCTGTTTTCAGCGGACCCAGCCACGATGCAAGAACTAGCAGTTAAGGGGCTGCAAGGCGGTGTTCTAACCACTAATGAAGCACGAGCCAAGTTAAACCTGCCACCAATTACCGGCGGAGATGAGATTATGGCCAGTCTGAACTACACGCCACTAAGCAACCTGACAAACTATCAAAACACAAGACAAAGGAGTGATCCAGAAAATGAATCAAGATGACGTAGAAAAACGCCTGAATCCCGACGCTGATCTGGCTGCAGCCGATGCGACTAAAACAGACGACGATCAAGATAAGGCTAAAACCGGTCCAAAGAAGTTAAGTGGTTATGCAGTAGTTTTCAATAGCCCAAGTAAAGATCTCGGTGGCTTTAAAGAAGTCGTTGATCCGCACGCCTTCGATGATGTGGACTTATCAGACGTCTATATGGTTTCAAACCATGATTTTAGTCAAGTCTTAGCCAGTACTAAGGCTGGTACCTTGACCTTAAACGTGGATAATAAAGGCCTGCATTTTGAAGCAACATTACCCGATACGACCACAGCCAACGATGCTTATAACAATGTCCAAGCTGGTAATTTATCAGCCATGAGTTTTACTTTCAATGCTGCTCCAGACGGTGACACGTTCACTAAAGACGACAGCGGACAAGTCATTCGTACCATCAAGCAAGTAAAGAGCTTGTTTGACGTCTCACTGGTAGCTATTCCAGCGTATGACGATACCAACGTCCAAGTGGACAAACGCAGCTACACTGAATGGTTGAAAGACCATGTAGAAGATCCAGAACAGCAACTACCACCAACCGAAAAACGAAAGGGAGTCAATCACATGACCGAAAAAACTATTATTGATAAAGAAGAACATACCGAATCTCGCGCTTACGAAGACTACATCCGCAGCATGGGTGAACAACGTGACGGCTTGACCACGACCACCGCTGGTGCAGTCGTTCCTAAAGAAGTTATCAATGACGTATTCGATCTAAAAGAATCTGATTACGATCTGGCTAAATACGTCACTGTTAAGCAGGTCGGTACCCCAGTCGGCACCTATCCGATTGCCCTCACTAACAATGGTGTCTTAGCCACAAAGGCAGAACTCGCAGACATTCCAGAGATCGATTCAAACCTATTCCGTGGTGTTGACTACAAGGTCGCTACCCGTGCTGGCAAGATCTATCTGTCTAATGAACTGGTAGAAGACAGTGAAGTTGATATTGTTGCCGAGGTTAAGAATCAACTCAAGAAGCTGGTACAAAACACGGACAACAGCAACATTATCAGTGTTCTGACTGGCAAGTCCACTAGTGGTGACAACTTCAAGCACCTCACTGGTACTGGTCTCGATGACCTCAAGAAAACCTTCAATATTGAGCTAGACCCAGCACTGTCCTTGTCTGTTATCGTCAATCAGGACGCTTTCAACTACCTTGATACCTTGAAAGACAGCGAAGGCCGTTACTTGTTACAACCGTCCATCACGGCACCATCAGGCAAGCAACTATTTGGGGCGCCGGTGATCGTGGTTGCTAACAAAGTATTGCCGACTGATAAGGTGGGCACCTATCGGATCATCATTGGGGACTTTTCTCAGGCAATTTTCTTAGCCCAGAAGAATGAGGTTAATACCCAATGGGAGCGATTCGATAGCTATAGTCAGGGCTTGGCGGTTGTCATCCGCAACGACTATGAAGTGATCGATCCAGACGCTGCCCGAATTGTTGACATTACACCGGTAGCAGCCACGCCAAAAGCATAATTTAGTAGGGGGTGTGCCTTAGGGTACGCCCCTATTTTTATAAGGAGATGAGCACATGAGTGTTACCACAGAAGATTTAAAGAAAGCACTGCGCATTAGTCACAGCGAAGATGATGCTATGTTGTCAGCCTACTTGTTGACGGCAAAGCAGTTCGTGATTAGCGCGGTTGACCAGACCCTTACGGATGAAAACTTTGGAGATGATCCTCGTTTTGACTTTGCTGTCTCGTTGTTAGCACAACACTGGTATATTAACCGTGGTGTCGATGGGGCAACGTATGTACCAGATAGCGTTGTGAGCATGATTCAGCAATTGCGAGGTGTTGACTATGCCACTGGTAAATAGCATCAGCCAACTGAATGAACTCATTACTTTAGTGAGCTACACGATGGGTAATGTAAATGGGGTTCCTGTGAGCAACGTCAGGAAAGAGCACTTCACGACATGGGCACTTGTGTTAAGCCAATATTTAAGCGAAGTGAGGGCGTCAGTTGGGACGAAGCTCGAAGATACGGTGACCTTTGTTGTTCGGTATGATCAGCCAGAAACTATCCTTAACTCATGGCGCATTGAATGGCAGGGAAAGCAGTACGACATTGTGAAACTGACACCGGACACAGCCAAAAAACAATGGACAACAATCATAGGAAAACCAGTTGCCAATAAATAA